GAACTTAATAAAGATTATGAATCTTTGCAAAATGAACGTGTAAGCCAACAAGGATTGGAGTTAATTTAATGGAAAATCCTAATAAAGTAGTCGAATTTTTACTTAAAAACGCAAAAATATATGCTAAAGCTAAATCTGAACGTATTTACATTGAAGAATTTAGAAAGTCTAAGAAGGCTCTGCTCATGCAAGAAGCACAGTTACGAGGTGTAGAAACAATGGCAGCACAAGAACGTGATGCTTACGCTAATACAGAATATCAGGAATTACTTGTAGGACTAAAAGAAGCTGTAGAAGTAGAAGAGAAGTTACGCTGGCAGTTAATTGCTGGGCAACTTAAAGTCGATATATGGCGGACTGAACAAGCATCTAACAGATTTATAGACAAAGGAACAATGTAATGTCTAATTTACCACTTCAAAGATTAATGCACTTAATTCAACAATATGAGATAGCGTTTAATCAATTAAATTTAACACGAGCATACGAAATTGCTATAGACATCAGCGATATTGCATTGCAACTTGAACAATTTGCACAAAATTTAGCCAATGAAGATAATACTTAGTTCAGCAGAGATAATGATTGCATCTCAAGTTGGCATTATGCGACAGATTGAGGATATTAAAGCCAATAAACGACCAGTATCAGGTGAAAAACCTGAGTTAGCATGGCAAAGACATATTGAAGGAGCTTTAACTGAATGTGCAATGGCAAAATATTTAAATGTTTATTGGAGCAAACAATCGTGGTTTCATCCTGACGTTGGCAATATAGACGTTCGTAGCACACATTGGGAACATGGAGATTTAAGAATTGAACCTAAAGACGATAATGATCGTAAGTTTTATTTACTTACAGGTTTAAATGGTACTTATACTATGCGTGGATGGATGTATGCTAAAGATGCAAAACAAGACAAATACTTAAAAACATACGATAAAGAACGTGAAATGAAGTATTTTGTACCACAAAGTGATTTAAATTATGACGTATAGAAACAAAAAACTTTTAGAACTAGCAAGGCAAATACCTTGTACATTATGTGGAAAAGAAGATGGAACAATTGTCGCAGCACACAGTAATCAACAAAAAGATGGTAAAGGAACAGGAATTAAATCAGCAGACTATAGAATTGCTAGTCTCTGTTACGGCTGCCACATGGAACTTGATCAAGGAAGATCGCTTACGAAGTCACAACGCTTGGAACTTTGGGAACAAGCTCACAGAAAAACCATCGGAGAATTGTTTGAAAGAGGACTTATTCATACCTAGATTTATTTACGGTGAATCATGCTGACATTGCCCTGGCCATCTAAAGAGCTTAATCCTAACTCTAGTAACCATTTTCATGTAAAAGCTAAGAAACGTGCTATTTACAAGAACGAATGTTTTTGGCTGACCAAGATGGCAAATATACCTAAGTCTGATTACAAAGAAATGCACATTATCTTTTATAAGCCTAATCGTAGACACATGGACTTAGACAATATGCTTGCTAGTATGAAGTCTGGGCTAGATGGAATGTGTTTGGCTCTTGAGATTGATGACAGGTGCTTTAAGAAAATAACGATAGAAATATCCGAAAATATAGGCGGAATGGTAAAAATTATGCTATATTAAGCACTAAATAGGAGTTTTTCATGGAAAAATCGATGGCATTGTTTCTTGCCACATTACTTCATTCAGGCACAAATACTCATTTTCAACATTGGGCTACTACTTCCTATGCACAACACAAGACTCTTGGTAAATTTTATTCCAACATTATTGAATTGACAGATCAGTTAGCAGAAGCTTATTTTGGTTGTTATGGTCAAATCAAGAACTTTCCTGATATATATCATTTGCCTAAAGGCACACCATTAAGTTATTTAGAGTCATTACAACGATTTGTTAAAGACGCACGAAACGACTTACCTACTGAATCTCAGTTAGTGCAATTAGTTGATAACATTGCACAAGAGATTGACACAACCGTCTATCTCCTTAAATTTAAAGGATAAATCATGCCATTAGTTAAATCAGCCAGTCCTAAAGCCGTAGGTAAAAACATTAAAACTGAAGTAGCAGCAGGAAAACCTAAAAAACAAGCATTGGCTATTGCACTCAATACACAACGTGAATCTGCTACTGGCGCAAGAAAAACGGCATTAGAAGAAGCCTACAACAAATATGTTGAGGAAAAAGAATGAAACACATGGATCGCAAATACAAAGAAAAAGATGCTTTGCTTAGACCTCATAAAGAGTCTACGCTAGAAAAGAACCAGGCTGACAGAATAGCAAGACGTAAGATGATTGCTAACAAACTTAAAGACTTGGATAAAGAGGATTAACACTATATAAATCAACCACTTGAGAATATATGGAAAAAAAACTGTCGAAATCTGTAGAAGATAACTTAAATAGAGCTGGTCGTAAGCCAGGAGTACCTAATAAATCAACCACAATGGCTCGTGAAGCAATTGCAAGATTCGTTGATGGCAATGCTCACAAAATGCAAGAGTGGCTAGAACAGGTCGCTGATGGGGTTAAAAACGATGAAGATAAATATGTCGTATTGCCTAATCCTGAGAAAGCATTTGGTATGTTACAAAGCGTGATGGAATACCATTTGCCTAAACTAGCTAGATCAGAACAAGTAGGTGATGAAACTGCACCTGTTAGACACGAACATATCCATAAATTCAAAGAGTGAAGACAGTACAACATATATACGAGTATCCTTATTCACCTAGAGATGCTTTTAAAGACTTTCACAAACGCAAAGAACGATGGGCAGTATTAGTAGCACACAGAAGAGCAGGTAAGACTGTGGCTACAATTTGCGACATTATTCGTAGAGCTATCGTAGAAAACAAAGAAGATGCAAGGTACGCTTATATAGCTCCATACTACGCACAAGCTAAAAACATTGCTTGGGACTATCTATTAAAGTTTGCTGAACCAGCTATTGTTAAGGCTAATCAATCAGAACTATGGGTAGAGTTAGTCAATGGAGCTAAGATAAGACTATTTGGTGCTGACAATCCAGATGCACTACGAGGCTTATATCTTGATGGAGTGGTTTTGGATGAATACGCTGATATGAAACCTAGAATGTGGGGTGAAATTGTTAGACCATTACTGACTGATCGAGAAGGATGGGCTACGTTTATTGGCACACCTAAAGGACATAACAGTTTTTACGATATATATAACGCAGCACAAAAGCATGAGAATTGGTACGTTAAGACGCTGAGAGCTGACCAATCTGGCTTAATCCCACAAAACGAACTATTAGATGCTCAATCGTCAATGTCATCCAATCAGTATGAACAAGAGTTTCTATGCTCATTTGAAGCTGCTATTTTAGGTGCATATTACGGTCAAGAGATGAGAAGAATCACCGACTTAGGCAGAATTACCGATATTGAGTATGACGATATGTTCCCATGTCACACAGCTTGGGACTTAGGCTTTAACGATTCGACAAGTATTTGGTGGTTTCAGGTAGTGCATGGTGAAATAAGAGTCTTAGATCATCACAGTTCAAATGGTCAGGCAATACCGTATTACACAGGTTTAATTAAGCAAAAAGAAGAAGAATTTGGGTACAAATATGGTATACATTGGCTACCTCATGACGCACGAGCAAAAACACTAGCATCTGGTGGTAAAAGCATAATTGAGCAAATTTCGACAAAAATTGACATAAAACAGTTAAAAATTGTTCCAAATCTATCATTACAAGACGGAATACAAGCAACACGACTTGCATTAAATCGGACTTGGTTTCATAATAGATGTGAAGAAGGAATAGAATGTTTACGTCAATATCAGCGAGAATGGGATGATGATAAAAAAGTCTTTAGAGATCGACCAAAACATGATTGGACAAGCCATTCAGCAGACGCAATGCGTTATCTTGCAATTGTATGGAAAGACGAAGATGTTGCTGTTAAACAAGATGACAGAATTAGAGGTATTCATGTCGGCAAGACTGAAGTAACTTTAGATGAAATGTGGAAAGAAACACCTAAACAATTGAACAGGAGATTTTAATGTCAGCCGTAGCTCTTCCTTATGCAGTATTTTATGAAACCGTAGCACCTAGCCAAACAGCTCAAGCATTAGGAGTAACTGGTGCTAAAGGCGATATTCTTACTAATTTAATTATCACTGTATCTGCTACTGCTACATCAACAGTAGCTTTATTAGATGGTGCAACGTCTTATTCATTAGTTGCAGCTAATACTCCAATAGGTGTGTATATGCTCAATTTTGATGCCCAATCAGTATCAGGTGCATGGAAGATTACAACAGGCGCAGGAGCTTCTGTATTTGCTACAGGTCAGTTTACTTAAGGATTTCTGATGGAACATACATACCAAGAATGGTATAACACGATTGCTCAGTACGAAAGAACGTACAAGACTTGGGAAGATCGCACCGACAGAATCATTAAGCGTTATCGTGATGACAGTCGCAGTCGTAACAATCCTAATGCTAAGTTCAATATTCTTTGGTCAAACGTACAGACAATAACACCTGCTATTTTTGCTAGATTGCCTAGACCTGATGTAAGCCGTAGGTTCAGAGATAACGATCCAGTTGGTCGTGTAGCATCAATGATGTTAGAACGTGCTTTAGCATACGAGATTGAGCATTATGGTGACTACAACTCAGCCATGAAAGCATCTGTTCAAGACAGACTTCTTGGTGGTCGTGGTACGTCTTGGGTTCGTTATGAACCTCATATTACAGGTGGTAAGACTGAAGGTGAACCAGATGACGGCTTTCAACTCACAGAAGATATTGATGAAGCTGAGACTGAAGGTGGGATGCACAAAGAAGATCAAGAACGCATTGAATATGAATGTGCGCCTGTTGATTATGTGTATTGGAAAGATTACGGTCATACCATTGCTAGAACGTGGGAAGAAGTTACAGCAGTTTGGAGAAAAGTTTATCTTGGTAGAGAAGCTTTAGTTGAACGCTTTGGTGAAGATTTAGGTGGTCGTATTCCATTGGATACAAAACCTGATAGTACAAAGACATTTAATGAAAAGATGGGTGAAGGTGCAAGTGAAGCTTGTATCTATGAGATTTGGGATAAAACAAGTGGTGAAGTCATTTGGCTATCTAAGTCAATGGGTAAGATTCTTGATACAAGACCTGATCCACTCAAACTAGAGAACTTCTGGCCTTGTCCTAAACCAATGTATAGCACAATAACAACAGATTCTTTGATACCTGTACCTGACTTTGCTTTATATCAAGACCAAGCTAGACAGTTAGATACATTAGCAGACAGGATTGATGGCTTTATTCAAGCGTTAAAGGTTCGTGGTGTATACGATGCTTCAGAACCTAGTTTACAGCGTCTATTTACTGAAGGCGATAACAACGCATTGCTACCAATTAAGAATTGGGGAGCATTTGCTGAGAAACAAGGAATGGCAGGTGCGATTAACTTAGTAGACATTACTCCGATTGCTGCTGCTTTACAATCTTCTTATACAGCAATGGATCAGGTTAAGAATCAAATCTATGAAATCATGGGTATTGCTGACATTCAGCGTGGTCAAACTGATCCTAATGAGACACTAGGCGCACAGATTATTAAGTCTAATAACGCATCTGGTCGATTAAAGACAATGCAACATGACGTAGTAAACTTTGCAACTAATTTATTGCAGATTAAGGCACAGATTATCTGTAATCACTTTACTGATGACACAATCATTAAGATTTCAGGTGCAATGCAGTTATCGCCACAAGATCAGGCAATGATTCCGCAAGCTTTAGCCTTACTCAAAGATGAACCTGCTAAGAATTTCCGTATAGAAGTGACTTCTGATAGCATGATTTATCAGGATGAACAACAAGAAAAGCAAGACAGAATAGAGTTTTTAAGTTCAGTTAGTCAGTTTATGCAAACTGCATTACCTACTGCTATGCAAGCACCTGAATTAACACCGTTACTCATGGAAATGCTGAAATTTGGTGTAACAGCGTTTAAAGCTGGTAAAGGCATGGAAGGACTCATTGACGAAACTGCTGATAAGTTCAGAGAACAGGCTAAACAAATGGAAAATCAACCTAAACCACCATCACCAGAACAACAGAAGATGCAAATGGAAATGCAGATGGCTCAAGCTAAAATGCAAGCCGAGCAACAACAAGCACAAATGGATTCTCAACTTGAACAGCAGAAGATTCAAATGCAAATTGAGTTAGAAAAGGCTAAACAAGAGTACCAGGCACAAGAAAACAGACTCAAGTTCCAATTAGAAGATCAGCGTAATATGAAAGAAGCTGAGATGCAGATGGAATTAGAGAAGTTGAAGGCTACTACTGAGAACAATAAGGCTATTTTGGTCACATACTTAGATAATGCGACTAAACTAGAAACTGCTCGTATTGGTGCAGGATTAGACGATGGTTCAGCAGCATATATTGAGAGTATTGAACAAGCTAAAATTTTACAAGATCAAATGGGGTATTCACAAATGGCAGACCATCCACTAAAACCAGCACTCGATCAGATGCAAGAAAGTAATGCTCAGTTAACACAAATGCTTGCTATCTTAATTGATAAGATGAATCAACCTAAACAAGTAGTTCGTGGGCCTGATGGTCGTATAGTTGGTGTCCAGTAATGGCAATAACGGTCAAGCACAAGTTTGTTAGTGCGATTCCTGATGCTGGCGATCCTACGATTGTTCAGCCGTCTAATTGGAATGATACGCATGATTTAACAGGATTTGGAACTGCTGCAACTCTTGATGCAGGTGTGGCTAATGGTGTAGCAACATTAGATGGTACTGGAACTGTACCTATTAGTCAGTTACCTAGTGCGGTACTTGGTGCATTAAGCTATCAAGGAACGTGGAACGCATCAACAAATACACCTACTTTGACATCAAGCGTAGGTACTAAAGGTTATTATTATGTTGTTAATGTTGCTGGTAGCACAAACCTTAACGGTATTACTGATTGGAATATTGGCGATTGGGCTGTATATAACGGCTCTGCTTGGCAGAAAGTAGACAATACAGACGTTGTTACTTCCGTTAATGGATATGTAGGTGCTGTTGTATTAGGATATGGTGATATTACAACTGGAGTAGTAGCAGTCGCAAATGGTGGAACTGGAGTAACGACATCAAGTGGCGCTAATTCTGTAGTTTTAAGAGATTCAAATCAAAACATTACTGCTAACTCTATATCTGAAGGTTTTTCTAATGTTGCAGCAACTGGCACAACTACTGTATTAACAGTCGCTTCTGTACCAAATTATGTTGTTACAGGTTCAGGCGGTCAAACTTACCAATTGCCTGATGCTACAACCCTAACAAGTGGTGCTAATTACACATTCAATAACAACCAAAGTAGCGGAACAATTGTTGTTAAAAACAACTC